GTCGCCTGTTGAAGTCCAGCCCGTACCACTTCCTGAAAAATGAACATCTTCTGTTGTTGCGGTTATAACTCTCCCGTCATTACCTTCAAGATTTACCGAATTAACTTCTTTTAAATTTTTAACAACAATTGAATCATCATCAAATGCTATATCGTCTAACCAAATAGTCTGAGCAGATGAATATGTCTCACTTATTAATTCAAAAGTAAGGGTTGTAGTTGATGCTAATTGAACTTCTAATACAAAAGGAGTAGGATCTGTTGCGACTTCTAAATCAAGTCGTCCTAATAAAGTTGCTCCGTCATATAAATTAACCGTACAACCAGTTTTGTCTGCTAAATATTGTCCCTTGATTTGTGTATATTTATTTTGTGATCTTAATGGAACTGTAACATCATATTCAACTGCGTCATTTGCTGCTGAAGTTACTAATTTATAAGATGAGTTTCCCGCTAAAGGAGTTGACGTATCAAATGTAAAAGTTCCTGTTCCAGTTTCTGTCCAATCTCCGATTAAATCACTCTCGCCATTTAATAGAGCAAAAATACTAGGAGATCCTAGTCCTTCTCCACCAATTGCTCCCCATGATGTTGTGTATCCCTCAAAAGAACTTGTATCAGAGTTATAACGAAAAGCTCCTTCTGTTGTAGAAACTTGTTGTGCTGTTGTTCCTGTTGGAATAACCATTGCGTCTGTTCCAGGAATTACAGGATCATCAGATAATCCAATTATTGCCCCGGTTAACGTAATTTCGTCAGTTGTTCCTGACATATCTGCTTGTTTTTCGGATTCTAGTTCAGCTAATGCTGCGTTTAATTCTGTTGCTGCTAGTGTTCCTGAAGCTGCTGTTGTGATCGTGTTGCTTGCGGCAACTATTGTCTTATTTGTAAGAGCTTGTGTTGATGATACATTTGCCAATTCTATTTCTGAACCAGTATCACCTGCTTTAAATTTAGAAGCTAAACTTGAGTCATATCCTAGAACCACATCAGTTGCGTCTGACATTTCTATTGTTAGCCCGGCTTTTGCTGAGTTTGCTGTAGATTGACTTCCTCCGTTATTTAGAAGGATATTAGGATCTTCTACGTCAATTGTTGCGACGTTGGCTGTAATTGTTGTTCCATTAACAGTAAGATCACCAGTAATTGTGGCATCGCCGCCAACATTAATATTCTCTTCTATCCCGACTCCGCCTTCTACAATCAAAGCTCCTGTGTCTTTAGTTGTAGAACTTGTTGTTCCTTGGATAATTATGTCGTCACCAATGGTCTTATTTGTCAGTGTGTCTGTTGTAGCCTTACCAACTAGGGTGTCGGTAGCATCAGGCAGAGTAATGACCTTATCCGTCGTCTGAGAGCCTGTGATGGTCGTTTTTGTACCAGTTGTCCCAGCAGCATTGAAGTCAATCTCTAAAGTTGCATCTGCTGCGTCTTGGATAGAGAAAGCATCATCTTGTGCGGCAATTGTATTAGAATCACCAATTGTTTTATTTGTCAATGTATCTGTTGTTGCTTTACCGACCAACGTATCTGTTGCATCTGGTAAAGTGATAACTTTGTTTGTTGTTTGTGAGGATGTTACTGTTGTTTTTGTTCCAGTTGTTCCTGCAACGTTAAAATCCATTTGCAGAGTTGCATCTGCGGCATCGTCAATTGTAAATGCGTCATCTTGAGCATTAATTGTATTTGTGTCGCCAATAGTCTTATTTGTAAGAGTTTGTGTGTCATCTAATGTGACATATTCTCTAACTGCTGAGTTTAAATATGCTCGTAGTTTATTTTGGTAAACCCATAAACTCCCCTCTATCGAATCTGAAGGATTTCCTGCTTGCGCGTCCGGACCGCTGTCAACACTTCGTAGTCGGATACCCTTTTGGAATGTTTTGTAGTCATTGTCGCTCATATATTATCCTCTTATTAAATGTCAATTGTCCGCGCACGATATACCATTGTTCCTGCACTACTTGAATCAGAAAAGTATTGAACTTGTCCTGCTGTTGTAATTTCAAAGTCCATTCCTGCATCACCAGTAAATTCATGAGAAAAAGTCCAAGCTGAACCGTTCCATATTCCGTTCATTTCTCCGGTTTCTACTGTAGATCCTCGGATTACTGAATATACCACATTAAATGATCTAACTGCTGAAGTAGAGAAAGTTAGAGCTGAAGCCCCAGATCCTACGTCAACCGCTGTTGCTTGATTGTCTGCTATTACGAATGTTGTTGTATTTATGTCGTTGGGACCAGATAACGTACCTACTGTATTAGATATTGCTATTGCCCAATCTGTTGCTTCTTCTCCCCATCCTGGAGATGTACCCTGTTCAGGATACAGGAATGTCTCACTTCCTATTGTTAATGTCTTTGAGATAAGCTCCTCCTCTGGAAAGAATTACTATATATAGTTGTTAAACTTGTCAATTTTGGACAAAAAAAGGGAGAGCTGATGCCCTCCCCTTTATTAAACACTGATTAGTGTATTAGGATTAAGATCCTGAAGCTACAACACTTAAGTCGTCAATTACACATTGTTTTCCCGGAGAAGAACAAAATAGCGCTTGATCAGTATAAGCACGAAGCTCATAACCGTTAGCGTCGTTAAGAACTCTAAAGAATTCTCCTTCAAATCCTGGCATATCAAATGTGATATCCGATGAACCAACTCTTAAAAATTCGTCCATACAAAGGATATATGCACTACCTGCTTTTACATAGATAGAAGACATAATCTTGATTGAACCATTTTGAGAAGCAAATTCGATTTCCTTCGCTCCAGACTTTTGCTTTTCAGAACTGTATGAGCTATCATATAGTCTTTTAGCGTCTTGCTCAGCAAGAAGAACGTCGAATTGGATTGGGTTGATAAGAACGATAACGTCTTGATCAGCAAGTCCTTTTTCAACAAGTCTAGTAACAGCTTCAGAGATAACTTGAAAAGAAAGATCTCTAGCAACTCCACCGTTAGCTTGAACATTACCTTGCCATAAGTTATAACTTGAAGCAGAGATATTGAAAAGTGTCCCAGTGTTACGGATGATGTTATCAATTCCGTCAAACTCATTTCCGTTAGCACCTTTGAAAAAGATTTCATCAGTAGCAACAACAGAAGAAATGTCTGTAGCAGCTTTAATTGTGATAGATCTGTCATCAAAAGAAACCGATGAAATTTCTAGGTTAGCAGCTCTAAGTGTAGTTCTGTCTGATTCATAAACATCAACTAGCATAGATTCTGCACCAGACCAAACACCAGGTGCCCAAGAAGCATCTGAAATAAGAATCTTTTGTGAAGAAACAGAAGCAACAGCTCCAATTCCTCTTTTTCCATAAAGAAGTTGAACTTCTACACGTCTAGAGAAAGATCGTAGCATGTTAGCTACAAGGTGTTTTGTTGATTTTTCGAAAGAAGCAGCTCCGTTCATAGAACGTGAAGCAGCAGCAACAGAAAGAGTTGATCTAAGAACCATCTCATACCCTTGTACTTGTGCGTCTTTCATAACACCAGCGATAGAACCGTTTAATGCAAAAGCATCACCATTAGGTCCACCGTAAGTGATTCCGTGTTCTAATCCTAAGATTACTGGTTGGTGGTAAATGTTACCCATTTGTTTTGATTCTTTGTTAAAAGGAATCATATTGTAAAGTTTTACACCATCTGGAATAAGGTTTTCAATTTTGTCTGCGTAGACTTCCTTGAAATTTCCATTAAGCGTATCAATTGTATTCGCTTGACTAGCCATTATAGCCTCCTATTAAAAGTCTTTTTGTTTAAGTGGTAATGAGAATTCAACTACTGCGTCAGCAAGTGAATCCGTAGAGTTAAGAACTACTGCTCCTGCTCCTGCTGCTAAAGTAACTGTAACTACTCTAGATCCGGCTGTACCAGAAATAACTGCAGATGTTGCATTTAGTGCTCCAACTTCAGTAGCTGAAAGCCCTGTAGCTGCTCCTGGACAAGAAATACTGAATCCTGCACGTCTTGAGCTATCAAGTGCCATGTCAGATTCTGCTTCAAAACCAGAAAGAGTAAAAGTAGTTGCCGCTGTATTAGCGATTGTCAGACCAGCAACATCAATAGATTCAGTAACAGACCCGCCATCACCAACTGTAATTTGAGCTGATAATTTGTAAGTAAATACGTCTCTATCTTTTAATGCAGGACTTTTGACATTAATTTCTGCCATAATAATCTCCTAAGATAATAATTAATAAAGTTAATAGTTTTCCTCTATAAATCACTTTTCGCCAATTCAGGTGTTTAAGAATCCATCTCTGGGTATCAAAAAGCCTATTTCTTAGGTACTAGCCAATCCTTTTAGGATTTACTATTATTAGTTGTTAAAATTTGTCACTTTTTTCTTGACAAATGGTATTTTTTATAAATCCTTTAAAGAACTTCCATGTTTAAGCCAATCATTTAGCTTAAGTTTCTTCTCCGCTTTCTTTTCAACTGGGGCAGCTTTTCCACTTTCCTTGATCTGAGAAGCAGCTTGCATCTTATTAAGTCTTCCTTTTCTTAATCTCTCGATGTTCTTCTGTCCAATGTAATTCTCGAATGATTTATCCGGCATTGCGGCAAATAACTCCTGGAATTCACTGTTGATTTCCTTTTCAACCCAAGGAATTACATCTTCAGCTTTAACGTCATTATATCCATTTTCGAGCGCAGTAAGCATAGCATCTGCTATTCTTTTAACTACATATGGGGATTTTGGAAGTTCTGTGGTAGAAGAAAGTGCCGCAGTTATTTGCTGATCTAAATCAATTTCTGCTTCTCTCTGTAATCTAGCGAATTCTTGCTCAGATTTAGCTTCTTCTTCTACTTTCAGTTTGTTGCGTAATTCTTCCAGTTCATTTTGTTGTTTTTCAAACTCAAGTTGTTCTGGAGACTTCTGTAGTTGCTCAATTTGTTGTTGGATTCTGGCTTCTGCCATTTCGTCAGGATCTAATCCTAATTCTTTTAGAACTTCCCATGGGTTGTCTAGAAGATTTTGGATCTCTCTTTCATAGTTCTTTTCGATTTCAGAAGCTTTCTGCATTGCTGGCTGAGCAGCTTCGGCAAGTTGTAGTCTGCGAATAATATCTTCTTTATTATTCCAATCTAACGTAACTTCTTTTTCTTGACCATTTGCTTTGAATTTGAAGGTTTCAACTAGTTCTTTGATTTCTTCGTCAGTTGCGCCTTCTTCGACGGCAGCTTCAATGTCACCAGCAAGTTCGTCAAGTGCGACACCATCAGCTTCTTGAGCTAATCCTGAATCTTCAATTGCTTCGTTGGAAATCTCACCAGATCCAATTTCTGGTTCAACATTAGGCTCGGCTACTTCGCCAAGTATTTCATCACTCATATTCTTCTCCTTTTCCGCCCGAAGGTAGGAAATAGTTAGATCGCCCATAATTGGGTAGATCATTCAAATATTAAATATTATTTTTTCTTTTTTGGTAATTTACCTATGTTATATTTTTCTTCTCGACTTTTCCCTACACCTTTAAAAAGTCCCATTAACTTAGAGAAGCTACCTTTTTCTTCTTTCTTAACAACTCCACCTTCTTTATATTCTTTCTTATTGTTTCTTTTGTTTTTTATTGCTTGTTTTCTTTCTGCTTTCTCTTCAGAGGTTAACCCTTTTTCTATGTTTTTTATAATTTCTTTATCTATCCAATCACTACTCGAACCCTTGTTTTTCTTTCTATATTCCAGGTGTTTTTTAAGTCTAGCGTCACTTGTGTGTTGAATATCCCCAACAGATCTCCTATGCTTCATTATACGGTCTTTTTCTTCTTTTGTTATATGTCTAGGTCTAACTGCGCCTGAATCACCCGCTCCTGTTTCTACGTAATCAATAAGGTCTTTTGTGCTAGTTTTTTTCTTTTCTTTCTTGGCAACTCCGCCATCTTCATAACCACGTTTAGATTTACGAGCAGCTTTTTCCATTTCGCCTTTATCAACGCCATGTCTAGTTTTACCCATCTTCTCTAATTTCTTAACATTTGAGTTCTTTAAAAAATCAAAGAATCCTTTTTTCTCTTTATCTTTCATTTCTTCCCCTTTGTGTCCAATAGTTTTTTATATGTATTATATCTATCTTCTGCTTTCTTTATTTCTTCTTTAGTTTCGGCACTATTAACTTTATCTGCCATTCCTTTTAAAATTGCATTGGATAAATCGTCATCCTTTTCGTTCAATTTCTTTTTGGCGGCAGCTTTTTTCCTTTCAACTTCATCCTGTCTCTTTTTTGGATCAAAGTGTTCTTTCTTCTTTGTGTCAAACGGAAACTTATCTTTATCAGCCATTTATCCCTCTGTATTTAAAGCTGGCGGTAAACCTGCTGGGCTAGGAAGCGGTCCATTTGAATTTGCGGCAGCTAATTGTCCTGCTGCTTGTTCATCTGGAGTTGCCTGTGGTCCGCCTTGTCCTTGAGCGTTAGGATCTTCTCCTGGTCCCGGAGGAGCCGCTGGAGATCCTCCTGCTGGTCCTAATGGTTGTTGTTGCATAAGAACTAATAAATCGGGATCTGTTTCTCTTAGAAGTTTAAGATGTTCTTCCATATGAGATAATGTTCTGGCGACTAACTCTGCATCTAGTCTCAAATCAGGATCAGCCATTACACTTTTGTGTTCTTTAATATGCATTGCGTGATCGTCTGTAGCAATTGCTATAACTTTAGTTGATCCATCAGTAAGTCTTTCGTTTTCACTTTGAATAAACATAACTTCATCATTAACGGCATCAGTCATCAGATCAAGTTGTCCTGTATTCATTATACTAATGTATTTTTGTGGAGTCATTTGTTCTGGCATCATTTGTAGAAGTTGTTCTGCAATTTGAACTCGTCCAGCGGTAGTTTGCGCCAAAGCGTTACCTACGTCAACAATAACTCTATTTACTGTATCTAAATCGTCTCCAGAAAACTTTTTCATTTCTGATTTATTATGTTTTCCAACAATTGCAGCAACTCTAGGAGCTGAAGCAAAATCTTTTAACATATTTATTAACCCTGTTCCCAGGTCTTCGATTGTTTGTATATATTGAGCTTGTAATCCTGAAACAAATTCTAATGATTGATTTTGGATTAATGCTAATGCGTTTCCTGACTTTAGTGAAGGTTCCGGCTGTCCTCTTGTTACAGAGCTTACTCCTGATAGAGTTTCCATGTCACCAACTAATTGCTGCATAAAATTAAAAACTTCTGCCGGAGTTTGTGTTAGATTTAGCGCCTCTGGTTTTCCCGCTTGTGCGTTTCCTTCAATTACATTTAGTCCACCACTAAGTTGACTCAAAGATATGTCTGCCCCTCTAGGAACATATATATTCTGTACACCAAAAGCATTTTGGTTGGTGAGAGCTGTAGAGTAAAGACTATTGACTGCGTCCTGTAAAGGAAGTAGATCAAACATTGAAGTATACCCATATGGAGTTCCTAATATGTCAGAAGGAGAGATCCTATAGATAGGAAGTTCTCTATATGGCATTGGTGCATCGCTTAAAACTATGTCGTCGTCAAGATATAACAAATATCTTCCTTCCGGCATAGATTCTGATCTATTGTGATAGAATTCATATACAGGAATATCAACAGTTTCGTCGTAACTTGCGCCAACTAATTTAAATTTATGTATGTCACTTTTTGTTTTTAATTGTTTTATTTCTGAAGCATATTCAGGATATTTTGCTGCAACGTCAAATTTGTTTTTCCAAGTTCGAGTAATAACCCAATCTAAATCTGTCGTTTCTTTTGTGCTATCAAATACTACATCGTATGGAGATAAATTAGAAAATGCAACATCCCCTTCGTAGATAGGAGTCTGTGTTTCTTCGTTGAAATCGTGGATTTCCCCGCTAGTCGCATTCCATTCCATTTTAATGTATCCTGATCCCATAACAATCGCAGATTCAACAGCAAGTCGAAGATGCTTTTCTAGACGTTTTTCTCGCATGTAATAATCCAAGAGAGAATTAGCTAGTTTTGTTTGTACCAGTGATTTGTAGTCGGTGTTTGTAGACCGAGCCTGAAAGCTCGGTCGATTGGCTGTGACCATAACCAAAATATGCTGTGCTATGTTTCTGAAGTGATTAACAGGTAAATTTACTAACTCACCTTGTTCTCCTCCGTACGTTACCGAATGAGATCCGCTGCCGTCGCTACCAAAGTAATCACCATGATATGCTAACCAGCATCTTCTTATTTTGTCGAGATATCCATTATTCGTAATCGAACTGAACCAATCGTTTGACCTAGTTCTTAGAACAGGAACCGCTTCATCTGCGGGTTTTGCTGCAAAATACTCAAGTTCGCTTCCGTTCTTATTTTTACCTGTTGGTCCATCTGACATAATTATACCTCTAATTATAAGTTGTTAAAACCAGACTATAGTTTTATGTTTAGGATTTGCTTGATTTTGTCTACAAATGCTTGATTTTCGTTGGTTCCGGGTATTCTTGACTGAAACGCATTATCTCCGTGCATTTGACCCCATCCCTGTGGATATGGGTTCTTTGATCGTACTATATTCCTGACAAGGTAAATAAGAGCATCTAGAGCATCTGCGTGACCTCCACGAACCGAATAATCAGGAGTATCTGATAAATGAGCAAATGTCCTAGTTTTTCCGCTCCCTTCCTTCCATGAAGCGCTTCTTATGTGATATATCAAGTGTTTACATCTAGGATTGATCCTAATCTGGTTGTTTGAAATCATCATCCTAACCTGGTTGATCTGAGCTTCTTTGTTGTCTTTTGCTGTAGCAAGGAAATTCAACTGATGGAGTCGATTTAAATCATTCAACATAACTAATTCATTATCCATAACTCTCATATATATAGGGAGAGCATTTCCGTCTGTATCTTTGAAGTTGTGAGCCTCTTTTTCTTTAATTTGTGCAGCAAGATACTCTGTAGTCATTTCCGGACCATTCATTACTAGTTCGTCTTCGATAACTAAAGTGGCATTCATGAAATCCCAATAGCCGAATAAATAGACAGTTAGATCTCGGAAACCAACGTCGCCGGAAGTATATGCATCATAATAAGCAGGTCTGTCCCAAATCTTGACGATCTCATGTTCTTTCTCTGGGGTAAACTCAGGAACAACAACAGAATCCTTGTCTCGGATAAGTTCGCACAAATATTCCCGTCTATAATGAGGATCTTGATCTCCTGTGGGATAATCTTTCTTCAAGTCTTCTATTATTTGTGGAGTAAGCATTGGATTATCATGTACATTTAATAATAATAATTCTCCAGCACTTTGCATAGGTATTATATAATTTTGAATAAATTCGTGATCAGTACTTTTTGATGGAGTCGAGATCATTATAATCTTTCCGCCAGTTGTAAGAACTGTCGGTCTTAATATAGATTTAATAACGTAATCCAAATGATCACAGAATCCAGCTTCGTCAACGATACATAAATCTGCATTTCCGCCCCGTAATCCTTCGTGGCTTCCGTTATCAGTTCCTGCAAATTGAATTTCGGACCCATTAGGGAAAATCCATTTCTTATCGTTTTCTTTCCATTCGGGTCGCATATCATCTGGACAATCCATTAGAATTATCCTCATGTTCACATTAACAATTTCCTTAACCATTTTAAGTCGTGGGCAAATATACTTTACAATTGCATATTTCTTTGTGTTACATAGCTCAATCGATTCGAGTAGAACTTCAAATGATTTTCCGAGACGACGAGAAGCAAGAACTGGTATAATGTTCTTTCCTTCTACACTTAATGCTTTTTTTATGCGAAGTTGGCCAGCATGTCGCTTATAGTCTAAATTGCCCATTTTCCATAATTGGCGTATAGCGTCTTTTTTAGTTACTGACATTATTTACCTTTCGCATAGATATTCTCGTTTATATGAGGGGTCGGCTTTCCCTAATTGGTAATTACTTGCTAGTTGTTTTATTATTTTGTCTGAAAAATCAAGGTTATCGTCGATGGTTTGAACTATTACTGAGTTGTTGTTAGATATAAACCCCTCAAAGTCGTGGTCCTCATTTAAGGAAAGAGAAGATGACATTATAATTTTTCCACCAGACATAAGAATAGTCGGTATCAAAACAGAATAAACAACATATTTTAACTCGTCACAAAATCCAGCTTCATCAATTAGGCACAAATTAGAAGTACTACCCCTGAGTCTCTCTGCGTGTCCGTTATCAGTTCCACAGCATCTAAGTTCAGAACCATTAGAGAATCTCCAAACTTTATCGTTCTCTTTCCATTCAGGACGAAGTTCAGAAGGACAATCCTTTAATATCTGTCTCATTGTCGGCATTAGTATCGATTTTATCATCTTTTCTCTTGGGCATATATAATTAACAATAGAGTTTTCATTAGATAAACAAAACTCAATACCTGTTAATAAAAGACCGTGACTTTTACCAAGCCTTCTGTGTTGTACTCCTATTATTATATTGTCAGGAGATCTTTTTATAAATTCATTAAAAACCAACTGGTCAGAATTACGCTTATAATCTAAGTTGCCCATTTTCCATAATTGAGTAATAACCTTTTCTCGTACATTCATATATTCTCCTGTTTATCTGATATATCATCAGATACCTCTAAGACGGAGGAATTCCGCCTCTTATTTACCTTTTGCTATGTCTGCTAAATCTTTTGCTGACATGGTTCCAGCTTTATTTTTGGCTCCAACTCTAGTTCCTTCTCCTCTTGCTATTTTGAGGTTCTTATGAAGGATGTCTAGTTTCTTTACTTCGTCGGTAGATAGTACTCGTTTTTCTGATGCAGTTTTAAGTTTGCGAATTTCGACTACGCATGTCATCTCGACATCTGTAACAAAGTCAGCATTTGCTTCGTCATCAATTTCATTAAGTAGGATCTTATATTTGGTTACTTCACCTTTGAGTTTCTCTATCTCATTTCGGAGAGTTGCAAGTTCGAATTCTGCTTCCATATTAATTATGTTATCTGAATCGTCGTCCATCATTAGCTACCCCATCCGTAATTCTTCTTCTCTATAGGTTTACCTTGTCTTTGCATTCCTAAGTTCAATGTTGAGAATTTTCCTTCATATGCCAATCTATCTTCATCCTGTGATTTTTGTACAGTGTCGATTTTTTCATTGACTTTTCCCTCTAATTGTGCTATAATGTCAAGTAGTTCCTCTTTGCTAGAGAGTTCATCTTTGTCTAATTTCAGTGTATATAGAAATAATCCTGACATCAATGAGATCACGCCAAAGTCGAATAATTCGGGAGAAATTAAGAAACTCTTGATTAAATAAACAACTAATATAGTTAGTGGGAAGTATTTTAAAATCCTTTTCATGTTCAAAACTCCATGTTTGGGGTTGATAATCATACTAAGTTGTTAAAGAAGGGAGACATTTATGACAACAGAAGAAGAAATTCGAGACGTTATTCAACAAATCGGAGGTATCCTTATTTTAAAGAATATACCCTCAGTTCCGGTAAACCTTGAATATCTGGAAGAGAAAGTTGCTCCTGGAATGGAAAAACTGATAGTTACACAATTAATTATGCATTTAGAAGATCTCCTGTTGGATTATTATCAAGAAGAAAAGAAAGTACATAAATATACAAGATATGTTCATTCATTTAGAAATCACTTGGATGAGAATTCAGATGGCGACAAATTAGTCGGAAAAGCAAAAAGGACAGCATAATGGAAGAATCTCCGCTGATGACATTTTACAACCAAGTTATGTTTGCCGAAGATGAAGACGTATTAACTGAAATTAATGCTGAAATCCAATCCGCAGTAGGAACTGGCGAATTATCTGATAATAAGGATATCATGATTCTGGATCTTGCTGTCCAAAATAGAACTAATTATTTCATGATTATGAAAACTGCAGAAATAGCAAGAGGGGAAACTACTATAATGTTTATGGGAAATCCTGAAGACTTTGATCCGGAGCAGTTACAATTGGACGAATTACAAGAAAAAGAACTTGAGGACTTCAAAGATGGCAATGTTGTCTCGATGAAGGATTTTGGAAAAAAGAAGGATGATGAATGATCTACGGAAAAAACAAGATAGGATTAGATGCTGCCAAAGTTGACGGAGATATTGTCGCATTTGCTGTAGCAGAATGTGATGCCGAAGAAGTTGCTGAAATGTTACAAGCAGCGATCTTCACAGCCTGTATGATCGAGTTCGGGACGATACCTATGGTTTTTGAGTGAGGAAGTTTTTGTACGGCTCTACGTTGATCCTGATGCTTCTGAATGCCCCTCTGATGAGGGACTCTGGGTGTAGTACTTTTTTAATTTATGTGTCATATGTTTTGGGCACAAGAAAAATAGGTGACAGATAGCTGTTGCTGGGTGTAGAAGAAAAATGACAGATAGGTTCAATAACAGAAAGTCTATGTGTCACAATATTAGAGGAGAATGACAGATGCATACGAGCGAGGAAGAAAAAGGACAGATACGAGCAGAGATAGCAAGAATCCAAGCTGAAGTCCTTAATAAGACCACAGAGCTTGAGATGAAGAGATTGGATGCTATGTCTAAAGTTCAAGTAGCAGAGTCTCAGTCAAAGTATGCAATAACAGCAACTTGGCGACCTATAACCAGTTTACTCTTAGTTATCGTTGTGATTTTGGCATCATTTGGGATTATTCCAAAGCCCGATGCAGATTTCTATGATCTAGTTAAGGTATTTATCGGTGTTTATTCCGGAGGTCGCTCATTAGAGAAGATCGGATCTGTCCTTAAGTTAGGTAAGTAGTGAGAACTAAACGAAAATTAGATAAGAGGTCCGACATTTCGGGTCAAACATTTAATGGCATTTTAGCTATATCGCATACCGACAAGATAAAACGTAACGCTGTTGTCTTTA